TTGTCTGCTCTCACTGCTGCTGATCAGTTCAAATCTTATGAGCAACTGGAAACCCGTTTGAAGATGGTTCTGGGACAAAAACGTTCCCCTGCACCTAAACTTGATGAATCTTTTGAGGATGAAAGTGAAGGACGTGGTTCATTTACTCCAGACTTTAAGTCTAAAGCACCTGAATCAGATTTCAATGCACCTGATATCACCCCAACTAAAACTAGTGAGGATGAAGATGATGCACTTTCATACTTCCAGCGTCTTGCTGAAGAATGATTAATCGTATAATCTAACGTTATCAGCACGTTTCAAGGTTTCACTCACATACTGGGTGGAACCTTTTTCGTATAACATCATTTCTGTTAAATCGTCAATAGCAAGTTGTACTAGTGTTTTGTTGAGTAGATATATGCTTCTTTTACTATCTTGTATTTTTTCTTCATACTGATAATTTGTAATTGAGGTTACTGGAGTTACTCTTATATTAGGACTAGTTACACGATCTGGATCTGAGTAGATTATCGTATAGTCTTTATCAACTTCAATTCCTGCAGGAACGATAACAACACCCTGGATATTTGTAACCTCTGTTGTTTCGTAATGATGGATATCATTTATCTTTTCGTATGTTTCATATTTTTCCAGTAAAAAATTATCAAAATCCACACCATTTAGCGGCCATTCATTTTGAATATTGATAATATTATTTGCAGTAAGAACCAACCAATCTAGATCAGAACGTCCATAGTATTTGAAGGCAACATTATCTGGTCTATCATCACCCTCTATATCATATTTCGTGAAATCTGTTACATCTTGGAAAATATCCTCACGAACAAATGATTTTTTAAAAAAGTTTTTTACCCTTATATAATCAGATATCCTGGAATTAGGAAGTCTACTAACATATTCAAAATCTGGAAGGCGTTTAAGATAATTGGACATTTTAGAAACCTATGTTATTTCCGGAGGTATAATCACCTTGATAGATTGGTACAAGTTCTTGGAAAGACATATTCAGTTCATACTGAACAGGAGTACCATCTTCAAAGGTCATAAAGGTTTGATTAGGTGCATAATTTGTTGATAATGCAGTTAATGCACAGGGTTTGAACATATTTAGAAAGTCATTTGGTGTATCACCACTTTGACTCTCCACGTAAGTTAATCTAAAAATATGTGGAGATTGTAGGAACAAGGAATTGCCTTCTCCACCCTTTTTGACCGCCATAAATTGCTTTAATGTTCTAACAATTGCTCTAACTGTTTTTGACTCACCAGAACTTCTTGGACTTAAGAGATATCTAAAACTAAACTGCCTGAGTTCTGGTCCTTGGAATAGAAGTTCGGTGTTTGGATTTAAAATTCTACCTTGTCTAGTGAGAAGTTGATTTCCAACTCCAGCAGCTTGCCCTGCAAGGATACCAGCAATAGCACCTTTATATGTCGCAGTATCTCCCTGTATTTCATCTACAATATTTTGTGCAGCAGCTCCAACACCTTCAGCACCTGCTTCAATACCATCCATTGCTAAGTTAGCAAGAGCAACTTCAAGAGGATTTAAATTTTCTTGAGAAAATCTAACACCATTTCTATCAGATGCACCCTCTGGAACAGGTAAAAATATTGTAGCTTCTGCTTTTCCTAAAGACCTATCTCCTACTTGAGTGCCTTTCATCTCTCTTGGACTATATGCAATAGCTTCAATCTTTAAGCACACCTGTGAATCTTTATCTAATCCTGCAGGATATACTAGTGTTCCACCATTGCCGGTTAATTGTTCTATATCAACACCTGCTCCGGGCACACCTGATTCACTTATATTACTTCTTTCGCGGTTATCACCTGAATTATTACTGTCTTCAGTTTCATCAGTAGATTCAGTTTTTCTAGTTTTATCACCATCTATCCCAGTTTCAGGGTTTCTAACCCTTGGCATGCCTAACTTACTTAAGTCGGTTTTTAATGCATTATTTCCATGATCATTTATGAGATCTCCTCTGTCTCTATTAACATCTTTTCTTATTTGTTGTTTAAAAAAATCTTCAAATTGAGATGAGGTAAAACTTCTATCGGTTACAATATTAAATTCTCTTCTAAAACGACGTTTTAATTCCCAATCTTTAGGATTAAATCGCGTAAGACTTTTATCAGAAAGTTGTGCTGCACTAGGAGCTGTTGCACCCACCTGAAAATTTCCTTTTCTATCTGCATAGTAAAGGGTTGCTGCACCAGTTTCAGTGTCAATTTCTACTTTGGTTGCTATCCCTTCTATGAGTTTCCCTTTTGTGGATTTAGTTGCCATTACACACAGCTTTTTTACTTATTTAGTATGAATTTTCCATATTGTATTGATAACAAGTCATCAAGTTCAGTTCTATTTACCAAGTAAACTTGACCTGCTAATTCTTCCCATGTATATTGACGATATTCTTGATGATGAAAGTTGAGACCACGAAATCCCCATGGAAACAAATCAGTTACTAAAACCAATGGATGTTGATCATATCGAATACCTGGAGTTTTTGCATTGTAAACAAAGGTACAAACAGTTCCTGCATCTGGAGCAGGAGTTACCGTATCATTCAATGCCTCCATAATCATCAACATCTGATTTTCAGTGTCAGTGGTTGAATTTATTTTAATAAGGATGGGTTCGATACGGTTCATCGGATACCTAACTCTGATTCTGTTACGATCTTGAACTCAATTTTTCTATCATCGCAGAATTCTTTTGCTGCTTTCCATTTTGCTTGGTTTACAGCATAAGTTTTAATCTCATATAGATTTTTTCTATTAGGCGGTTTAGTTTGCCTTTTTGGTTTAACTTCAATTACATATGTTTTAATATTTCCAGTTTGTTCCTTAACCTTAATTAAGAAATCTGGAAAATATCTATGCACTCGATTATCAATGGGTGACCTATACGGAATGAAAAATTCTTCCGATGCCCACTCTAAAATGTTTGGATTATTATCACACCATTTGCAGAATTTTTTTTCCCAATTACTTCTGCAGATGATATTATGTGAATCACCTTTGTATTTTTGTGGATGGGATGGTTGATATATGCTTTTTTTGCTTTTGGCCATATACATAATATACGGTAAAAACTATTTAGATGGCACGCCCCAAATCAACATCTGATATAAAGTCAAGTCTATTAAGACCAGCACAGACAAGTCACTTTGAAGTGAACATTACACTTCCTGGTGAACTTAGTGTTAGTAGAACACAGCAAGATTATATGAATTTGGCTTGCTCTGATGCATCATTACCAGGATCTAGTTTGGCTACGTTTGATATAAACAATGATCATTATGGATCCACTGAAACTCATGCATATAGAAGGAACTATGATAGGGGAATTGATTTAACGTTTTATGTTGATGCAGGAGAGTATACTACAATAAAACTTTTTGAAAGATGGATGTCTTATATTGTTGGTGAGGTTGAAGGATTGAGCAGAGTTGCTCAATCAAATTACAGTTATAGGGTTAAATATCCTAATGATTATATGGAAAATATGGTAATAAAAAAGTTTGAGAGAGATTATGATGGAGCATTAGTCTATCAGTTCTATCGTTGTTATCCAAAGGCAATTCAATCAATGCCGGTTTCTTACGGAGATAGCAATAATTTATTAAAAGTAACAGTGACTATGAGTTACTTGAGATATTATATGCAACGTGATAGTGAAACCATAAGATTACTTGAAATCTGATAAATAAACCGACTGAGATTATTATAGGATATTATGCCTTTACCAAAGATTGCTACTCCAACTTATGAACTTGAGTTGCCATCAACAGAAACTCCAATCCAATTTAGACCGTTTCTTGTCAAGGAAGAAAAACTTTTAGTTATTGCTCTTGAGAGTGAAGACAATAAGCAGATAACCACTGCAGTAAAATCGGTTATTCAAAACTGTATCCTTACCAAAGGAATTAAGGTAGAACAATTGCCTACGTTTGATATTGAGTATCTCTTCCTCAATATTAGAGGTAAATCTGTTGGTGAAGAAATTGAAGTAAATATCATTTGTCCAGATGATCGTAAAACACAAGTAAAAGTTGAAATTGATCTTGATGATATTAAAATTCATAAAAATGAAGAGCATACCAATCAAATCAAGATTGATCCAACAATCATGATGGAGATGAAGTATCCATCTCTTGAGCAATTTATTTCTAATAACTTTGACTTTAGCGATAAGAATGCAATGGACCAATCATTTGATTTGATTGCATCGTGTATTGATAAGGTATATACTGAGGAAGAAGTGTGGGCAGCTGCTGATTGCACAAAGAAAGAGATTAAGGAATTCGTTGAATCTATGAATTCTACTCAGTTCAAAGATATTGAGAAATTCTTTGAAACTATGCCTAAGTTATCTCATACAGTCAAAGTTAAAAATCCTAAGACTAAAGTTGAGAGCGATGTCGTTCTGGAGGGACTTGCAAGTTTTTTCGCATAGCCCTAATCCACATGGATCTGGAGAATTATTATCGTCTCAATTTTGCTCTCATGCAGTACCATAAATATTCATTAACTGAGATTGAGAACCTGATTCCATGGGAAAGGGATGTTTATGTTGGTTTATTACAATCACATCTTGAAGATGAAAGATTAAAGCAGCAAGCAAGAAAAAATGGCTAGAAGAAGTAAGGTACAGGTAAGAAAATCTTACAGCAAAATGCTGGGAGAAGATCTTGTCGCCAAGCTTTCTGACGATCAAATTGTTATATTATCGAAGTATTATAATTCTTTAGATGCTAAAGAGACTTCTGATGTTGATAGTAAACTCATTCAGGGTCGCAATGATACCGTCTTGCATGAGATGGCAAGAGATATGGTTGGCGAAGATGAGGAAGAAGAAGATATTCCAGAAGGACTTGATGACATTCTAGGATCTATTCAAGAACCGAAGGTAACCACAATAAAATCATCTGCTATTGTTGCTGCTAAGTTTTTTGGTGAGGATAGGTATGCAAAATATCGCGAAGAGTTAGTACAAGAGGGAACTATTGATGGCGAACAACTTTCTCCTGAAGAGAGAAAGGAAGGTTTTAAGTCAAGAAATAATTCAATGGATTTTGAAAAATTCATTGGTAAAATTTTAGAAAAGAAAAATTCTAATGAAGAGGTTGCAGGTGGTGAGATTACGACTGTATCCAACGCACCCATTGTAGTAAAGAAAGATAGAATAACTGCTGATAATTTAAAACCAGAAAAACCTGAGGGTGAAGAAAATCTTGATGAAGTTGGAGACAAGATTGATGATATCCTAGGTGTATTAAGAAAACAGTTTGATTTAGATAAGAAAGAAGAAGAAAGAAAGAGAAGATTAGCAGAAAAAGGACGAAGAGGGAAGCGTGAAGATAAAATGGAGTCAAGGTTTGCTCCATTAGCAAAACTAGCAAAGAAAGCACTTGCTCCTGCAAAAAGTTTTCTTGATAAAATATTGAATTTTATTAAAACGGTGCTTCTTGGTAGAGCATTGATGGGGATTCTTGATTGGATGGGTAACCCAGAAAATCAAGATAAAATTAAATCAATCATTAGATTCTTTAAGGATTGGTGGCCAACACTACTTGGTGCCTATGTATTATTTGGTACAAATTTTGGTAAGTTTGTTAGAACAATTACAAGTATTCTTATTAAGTCAACTGCAAAATTATTAAAGGTAGTTCTACCAAAACTCTTAACACTAGTCAAAGCAAATCCAGTAACAGCAGCATTGGTTGCTGGAGGAGCACTTGCTGCTGGTGGTGCATACATTGCATCACAGCAAAATGAAAAAAGAAGATCAGAATTAGATGCAGTCGACGATGATGCTGTTGTAACACCAAAGGAGACCAGAGAAGAAGGCCAGATGCCTGGTGCTTCGCAGTTGATGCAAGAGCAAATTCTTCAACGCGGTATGGGTATGGCGTTTGGGGGTGGTGGTGAAGTAGATGGACCTGGAGGTATTGATAAAGTACCTGCAATGCTCACAGATGGTGAGTTTGTAATGAGCAAAGGTGCCGTTCAAAAATATGGTCTTGATACATTAGAATCAATGAATGCCGCTGGTGGTGGTAACAACATGCCTAGAATGTTGAATAATATTGCATATGCTTCTGGTGGTGGATTGATTGGAGAACTACCAGAAAGAAAGGATGGTCATGAACATGCTTTGAGTGAACCATTAGGTTCAATGGTAATGAAAATGAATACTGGTGGTGAGGCCACTCCAATTGAGAAAATGGAGTTCAACCCTGATAACTATTTTGAAGGTCCTAATATATACAACAGTAAAAGAATTGAAAACCCAGGTCAGACTGGTAAGAGTTTCTTCGTTAGATATGCACAGAATGATGACGGAAGTATAGAAGTTCGACAGGTTAATAAGGTTGTAAAGGATGGTAATCTATTCAATGGATTCACTCCTGATCTTACGGGAGTCAAACCTGGTTCAGATGAGTTCCAAAAGGTAGTTGGTTCTGCTAATACCAAAGGTGTAATTGAGAGTGAGTTGAAAGACAGAGCGAAATTTACCACCAGAAGTTCAGCTGTTTCAAAAGAAATGAAACCTGAACGAGATAAAGTAAATGCTTGGATAAAGGGTGGTAAAAATCTTTCAGTAAGTCCACATGCAATGGTTGGATATGATTATAATCAATCATTCCAAACTACTAAAACAGCATTCAAGGACAGAGGTGTTAGTGGTAAAAAGGGTGAAGAGTTATCTGCGGCGGCAGCAGCACAACTTGCCATGCCTAATATAGGTGATGACAAGACTGTGTTACCTACATCTGACGAATCCCGTATTTCTACAGACACCATAAATCAATATACTATTGCTAGCACACCACAAAATCAAGGACAAACAGAAACAGCAAAACCAAAGAGTGCATTAGATATTATAAAGGCTTTTCTCTCAACGGGTCTGGCGTCTATGTATGGTAGAGGTGACCAGCAAGAGGAAAATAGTCTTAATAATGTAATTACGGGACGCACACAGGAAGAAGAAGGAAGACTTTCAAGTCCAAGTTCAGGATATGGTAGTCAAGGTAGTAAGATTGCTGGTAATCTTGGTAAATATATTGAAAGTAACTTGATGTCTGCTGCAAAATCATCTGATGGATATGGTGATTACCTAAAAATTACAGAACACCCAGATTTTGGTGGTGTAAGAGGCAAACATGCAAATGGTTCTTACCACGATTCTGGTAGAGCACTTGATATTGGTGCATATACAAACGAACAAGGAAAGATTGTAAAAGTTATAAACCAATTTAACAGAGAGAATAGTGTTAAACCAGTAGAATTGATCACTGGTGCTAGATTTCAAGGAACAACAATAATTGACCCTGCCGGACATGGTGACCATGTTCACGTTGCATATAATAAAGGTGGTGAAGTAGATGGACCTGGAGGTATTGATAAAGTACCTGCAATGTTGACTGATGGCGAATTTGTTGTAAATAAACCAACTGTTCGTGGAGTTGGTTTAGAAAACTTATTAGATATGAATAAGGAGTTTGGTGGTCCAAACGCCAACAAACCAAAAGTGGTGGGTGCATATAATAGCGGTGGACAGGTATCCAAGATGAAGATGGGAACTAAAAATGTTAAACCTGTTCCAATTACACCAATGACTAGGTCACAACCTAAATTAACTGTTATTAATGCAGGTTCTGAAACAAATTCTGTAACAACTCAAGCACCAGTAACTACATCAGTTCCTAGTTTTAGTGCCTCTTCGGCAGATAGAACTAAAGCAAATACATTAGGAATCATTAATTACTAATGGATATTCAAAAACTACTACCCTCATCAAAAGGTATAGCATCAAGTGCTATAGTAAAACCAAAGTCAACTACATTAGCTCTTGCTACAAAACAACCTAATGTATCTACTGGTATGGAGAGTGGTGGGAAGTTAGTTGTAATAAAGAAAAAACTTATTGGTGTTGAAGATATTTTAAAAGATACTCTTGCATCTGAAAAGAAGAAGATAAGTGATGAGAAGAAAACAGAACAGAAGGAGAAAAGGGCGAAAAGAGAAGATACGATGGAGACAAAACCAAAGAAGAAGAAGGAAAAGGACTTAATGCCTTCTCTTCCAGGAAAAAGTTTCTTTGGTAGAATATTTGATTTCTTTAAAAATATAATTATAGGATATTTTGCGGTAAGATTATTAGAGTATGCTCCGTTATTACTTCCAATTGTTAAAACTATTGCCAGAGTTGGTGAATTTATACTTAATGTTGGTGGAAAGATACTAAATGGATTAGTATCATTTGTTGATTTTGGATATAAGGCATATGATGCAACTAGAGGATTTGTCGAAAATCTTGGCGGTGAAGAAGCTGCTAAAAAGTTTGACGAATTTTCTGGAGTATTAAACAAAGTCCTTAACGTAGCACTTATTGCTGCGATGGCAGGTGTTGGTCCTGGTGGTGGTGGTGGCGGTCTTGGTGGGGGTAAAAGAACAGGTATACAGGGTCTGCGTGGACAGGCAGGAAGAGTTACTAGGGGTGGCACAACAACAACTGCAGCAAGAAGATATGCTTCTAGATATGGTAGGGATGCTGCTATTCAGAGATTTGGTAAGGATGCTGTAAGCAGTTTAGGTGGTAGATTTGGTCGTTCTCAGGTTACCAATCTTGGTAGATCTGCTCTGGTCAAAACTCT